CTTTTTGAAGAAGAACTCTGGTTGACCCGTAATGGGATTAATTGAATTTAAGTCGTTGCCGACCACATAACGATTAGGGTCCTTAATCCCCATCATTTGCATCTGGCGGAATAGATCGTTTTTCAAGCCCGGATTGGCTGCCAGAATTTCCTGGGGGACAATGGTTTCGCCCTCGGCGGCATGAACCATGTAATTGTCGCCGTAGCGACCCAGGGTGGCTAAGCCACNAGCTAAAGCTTGGGCCGTGGGCTCACCAGAAAATTTGGGGGCAGTATTTACCGTCATCAGGAAATCTCCAGCACACTCGCGAAGACATAAATCTTCGACGCTGTATCACAGTTGAGTATCAGCGTATCGCTGGCCTCTAGAACAAATGGGCCAGTGAGGGACGTGTCTGCGAGAGTTCCTATACTGTTCTTCTCCAACGTGGCCGTTANAGAAGCAGAACTGTCGGTTATCTTAGGGTACACTACTACAGTACCACTNTGACTATTATACAAATTCACATTTTTTACAATAGCCTGAGTGGCACTGGGACAGGTGTAGATAGTAACATCTCCAGTAGAACCCACTAAAGTGGCGATATTTTTATATGCGGAGGCCATTATTCCATAAACCAAGCCATAGCATTGTTGTCGTCTTCGCCGCTGATTACAGCGGGAAAGTCCATTTTCGTGAGGGCCATTTCCAGATCCCGGAGGATACGGGCAAAAGTATCCGCGTCATACGCATCAGGAGCCATGGGCATTGCGTGATCCAGCAATTTAGCCATTAACGCCTCCCATCCGGGTGCATCTCAAGGCGTAAATCGCCCAAGGTCCAAGTAATGTCCGTGGTATCGCTCTCGATCCTTAGCGCGGCTTGCCGGGAGCGGCCTCGCAAAAACGCCTGTTGCGTGGAGGCTGTAACGGCGTTGGTGGAGTTCGTGCCCAAGCTATCCCCAGGGAAGTTTCGTGTCTTCACGATATAATTAACGGAGGCATCCGCATCGCTGCTTGTTATATCTATATCGGGTATCAATCGGCGGATGAACATGAACTGCTCACCATCGCCAAGATTAAAATCTGCGGATTCGATGAACGCCGTCATGGCAGAGCCGTCGTCGTCGTCACCGTTTTCCTGTATATAAACGTAGTTCGTGCCGCTGGACGCCCCACAAGCTCTCGGGTTGTTGTGAACGCCGTAATCCACCCATGCGGTCCTCGACAGTGAGCCCAAGTCCCAGGTATTTTCGCTGAAGTTGAACTTGACGTAGCGATCTATCTCGGTGGCGTCCGCGCTTGGGTAGAACCAAAACACCTCGTCAAACATCCTGTTGGACGCGGCAAAGCATTTAGCACTCTGGTCCAGGTTTATGGAGTCGAACACGTGCCGCAACAAGGTGCAGGGGATGACTTGGATACGGCCCGTATAAACGTAGAAGTTCTCCCGGTCCATCCAGAACACTTTGTCGCCCACGGTTGTGACGGCATTGGTTCCGATAATCGACACATTGTTGGCCAACATGCTGATACCAAACGTGTAGGGCGGTCCCGTAAAGCGCATGGCATGAAGGGCAGTGTCGGTCCAGATCAGCATTTCCTGGCGTGTCTTTTGAGCCGCGAGGATCTCCGAGCCAGACGAAATGCGCTGCGAGCCAGCGGTATTGGTCGCCGTAGGGGTCCAGTCAAAAGGACTTTCCTGGTCGGACCAGCGGATCATCAATAAATCCTGAGCCGTTTCGCTCATCGGGTTGCAGCCAAAACAAACGACATGGCGATCCGCCCCCGAAACCATGATCCGGCGGGTAATGGTCGGCGCGTCGGAGGCCCCCGTCTGGGAAGCAAAAGTCGTGGCCCGTGTGCCAACGCCCAGTGTTTTATCCCAATAATACGGAGCGCCGTCATAGACGTTAAAGAGCAGGTCCTCGCCCCAGTTATCCTGTGACCACAGGCGAATCTGCTGAGAGAAAGTGATGGCCGAAGCGCCACCCCATGAGACAAAATCGTTGGCTTCTTGAACAGCTACACCATCAGCATGAGCGGCTGCTGTTGTCCCTCGAACCCCCCGGACAACCCCAGCATCAAGGGTATGGGAGGTTTTCCCAGTATATTGAATGAGTTCGGATTCTATTAAAATCAACCCAACAAAGGTGGTCGTCGCTCCACTAGTATGGAGGGCGGCGGTGGTTCCGTCTGAACCGCGTGTCAACCCCCCTAGAACATTGCTGGCATTAGTTGAGTAGCGAATCTTCTCACTGTCTATGAGGACAGTTCCCACGCTGGGAAAGGAAGAAGAATCCGCCAACGGGAGGGTGGTATCGGCAAGAGCAACATTTGCTGAAATCGTAGTAGCCACCGTTTCAAAATCAGTGGCGCTGGTTAAGGTCAGACTGGTGTCGGAATCAGAAATGCCCCCGGCATCATTAAGTGTGGTCAGCGTGTAGCCCGACGAGTAGCCACCCCACAATCCAGCACCCCAGCCCGTACCAGCCACCTCCGCCGTAAGGCCTCTGTTAATTTGATAGTTCGCAATAACGGAAGCGCCGCCTCCGGCAGTCGTCCCAGAAGTGGCACTCCCGCCGGTATCTATAGTGTAGGAATTTGAAGTGAGGAGCGTTATCTCATGCTCTGTATTCAGTTGCGCCGCCGTTATGCCATCGGTTGTGGTCGCACCGCTATATGTGACAAAATCACCGTTCACGGCCCCATGACCAATATCCGTCACGGTCACTACACCACTGCCGGAACTTCCTGTCGTAAAGGGGTTCGACCCCAGCGTTACGGTTCGCCGTATAGGCGTTATGTCGTTATAGCTCCCACCTTCTTCTATATAAAATTTACTGTCCGTGCCAAGTCCCATGTATTTGGAGCCATCGAGCGCGGCCCAAACATGAAGAGACCGACCCGTGCCGTTTATTGTGCCACTACTGAGACTGGTCCACCCACCCATCTTCTCCGGGCGTCCTTTGCGAAAACGGATTAAGTCCGAATCAAACCATTGCCCTTCCGCCCCGTAAGATGTAGTCTCACGGTTTACTCCAGGTTTAAATTGCACTTTTACAAGCGGCATTTCTCACGTCTCTTCGTTCTCAGCAATGCATGGCAACATTTTTTGTCAGAGTCATTACGGCTCCACAGGCCAAGTTATCACATCAGGGTCAGCCTGTTTAGCGATGTCCCGTCTTGCGTCAGGTTTAGTTGCCATTGAGCACTCCCCTTTGTACTGCGATCAAGGCATCTTGATCTTTTAACCATATTCGACCAGCCTCCGATCCCGCTGCCGTGTCTGCGCTGGCTTCGCGTAGTCTGCGATTTGTGATCTTACTCTCTAATCTTATGATCTCATTCTCTGCCTGTTGTATTGCCTCATCAGAAGCCTGTGCTGCGCTATTGTATGTTACATTTTCGCCACTGACTTCCCAATAATCAACAGGCCCGCCAGGGTCACTAACAACAAACCCTCCGTGTGTGGCAACGTGTTGACTAGCGTCTGCTTCAACATCAAAGTCGATATACTTTATGACCTTGCCATTCTCGGAGGCCACGATTGCGATATATTGTTTCACCGTATTCTCCTACATATACAACAGATTGATTGAGCCGCTATCAAACGTATTAGACCCTGAACGGGTGACCCTGATCTGTGTGAGTTCTCCGCTTAACGTCTTATTACCAGCCGACCATGCCATCTTATCTTGTTCTGGCACATAAGTACCTCCCCAGACCCAAGTGTTTGCAGCGTCTTGCAACATCAATGAGATCACACCGCTATATTTATAGCCGCTCTCATACATCCTAGTAGCAATACCAGCGGAGTTACTCGTATATATGATTGCAGGTGTTACAGTNGCTACTGTACCTCTGCCNGCATAGCCTGATGTTTCAAATCCACCCGCATCACCTAATTGGATCAACACTGTATCAGTCCCACTAAGCGACACATCCTCAAATAAGATGTGGACTAGTGTTAGGCCAGCGGGAAGGCCAGTAAAGTCAATCGCCGTTCCTGATGCTGAAGACTGTGCTGTGTCCTGAGTCATGCCAGCCGAAACAGAAGCCCACTGAGGCTCTGCGCCAGCCCCTTGCGTCTGTAGATACTGGCCTGATGTACCAACCGCCAAAGCTACAGGATCGCCTGAAGCGTCATAGGTGATAAGGTTTCCGTCAGTTCCAGCGGCCATTTTAGCTAGGGATACAGCATCATTAGCGATTGTTACTGCCCCATCAGAACCGATCGTGACATCGCCAGATACCACAACAGGATTATAATTAGTACCATCAGCAACTAAAACAGCGCCGCTGGTATTGGTTGCCATCGTTAGATCGTCACCGCTGATAGTTAAATCACCGGCAATCGTAACATTTGTTGTGCCTGTCGGAATTGAGATGACATCGCCATCGGCATCATTCTTGATTGTTACGTCGTTGGTTGAACCCTGCCCTGTGAGGATAAGCCCTTCAGCGGCGGTATACCCCATTGCAGCCTTATCGCTAGCAGCGGTATCTCCCAGTGGCTTAAATGTTGC